AAAGATTAGAAGCGTGCAAGATGTTTGGCTCGATTGGATTATTTTGTTTAATAATTTTAATTTTAGTTTTTAGTGCATCTAGCTTGAGGTAAAAATGGCAGATCCAATAACAAATTCAGTAGTTGGTATTGCAGGCAACGTGCTTAATAAATTTGTTGCAGACAAAAATCTTAAGATGCAACTTGAGCATGAACTTAAGACTCAATTACAGACCGCCAACCTTGCACAAATAGAAGTCAATAAGATTGAAGCTGCAAGTAAAAGTTGGCTTGTAGCAGGATGGAGACCTAGTGTTGGCTGGGTTTGTAGTTTGGCTATGCTTTATCATTTTATTCTTGCACCTATGATTCAGTTTGCTATCGGCATAGCTGGTATACAAGTTGATTTGCCTGAATTTGAATTTAGTCAACTATCAACGATTTTAATGGCAATGCTAGGAATGGCTGGTCTTAGAACTTATGAAAAGAAAGAAAAGGTAACAAAGGGAAACTGATGTCTTGGGAAAATTTTAACTTAGATGAATTTGCTTGTAGGCATTGTGGAAAAAATCTTATAAGCCACAACTTAGTTGATAAGTTGCAGAGTTTAAGAACTGAGTTAGGTTTTCCTTTTGTTATAACTTCTGGCTACAGATGTACTGAACACCCTAATGAAATAAGTAAAAGCAAGCCAGGCACTCATGCTATGGGTTTAGCAGTTGATATTTTGTCACATGGCGAACAGGCTTACCAAATAGTTGCTACTGCTCCTAAACATGGTTTCACAGGTATAGGAGTCAATCAAAAAGGACAAGGGCGATTTATACATCTTGATATAGCAGAAGTAAATCATGGCAAACTAAGACCAACTATATGGAGTTACTAATGTCTAGATCTACTGTCAAAGAAGTCGCAAACCAATTAGAAACACATGAAAAAGTATGTTCAGAGAGATGGACGCATGCTTATGAAAGATTTGACAGATTAGAAAGTATGATATCCGTAAATTCACAAAGATTATGGTGGATAGCGGGTATTATTATAAGCTTGCTTCTACCAATAGTTTATAAAAGCTTATTTTAAGATAGGAGGCGCATGACCCCCCAAAATATAATGATTGGTAGGTCAGGAGAGTTTCTAGCGGCAAGTTATTTGTCTAGGGTTTTTGACGACATTTACTTTGCAGAAGCGAGCAGTAGATTTGATTTTTTAGTGGTCAAAGATCACATAAACTACAAAATACAAGTCAAAACGACTAATGCTACATCTCTTAAGAAAAAAGATCTTTGGTGTCGTTGGGATATAGCAAAAAAACAAACAAACAAAGTATCTAAACGAGTTTATGCTTCAGATGAAGTTGATATTTTTGCCTTTGTAGCACTCATGCTAGATAAAGTTGTTTTTGTTCCTAACAGGAATTTGACAAAAACTTTTAATAAAAAGGTAGAATACTTAGAGCAAGTAGATACTTTACAGAGTTTAAATCAATCTCTTGAACAACTTTTATTAGAAACAAATGACACTACAAAGACAAGAGTTCAGACCCGGAATCAATAGAGAAGGAACCGCATACGATAATGAAGGGGGATGGTTTGATTGCAATTTAGTAAGATTTCGTATGGGTCGGCCAGAGAAGTTTGGAGGCTGGTCTAAAATAATAAATACAGCATATGAAGGAACTGCTAGAGCTTTGCATAATTGGATATCTCTAGCTGGCACAAAGTTTTTAGGCATAGGTACACATTTCAAATATTATGTAGTAGAAAACAACTCAAGTTTTTCAGATATAACGCCAATAAGAAAAACTAGCACAAATAGCATAACTTTTTCTGCTACGAATGGTTCATCTGAATTGACCGTATCAGATACGGGTCATGGTGCAGTACAAAATGATTTTGTCAGTATAGAAGGAGCAGTCACACTAGGTGGTAACATAACTGCAGCTGTTTTAAATCAAGAATATCAAATAACTAGTATAGTTGACGGAGACTCCTACAAAATTACAGCGAAAGACACATCAGGCAGCACAGTAACAGCTAATTCAAGTGACTCAGGTAACGGCGGATCAGGCGTTGACGGCTACTATCAAATAAATACAGGTCTTGATTTATTTGTGCAATCAACTGGTTGGGGTGTGGGCGCTTGGGGATCAGGCGGTTGGGGTTCTTCAACTCCTTTATCTGCAACAAATCAACTTAGAATATATACACACGATAATTATGGGGAAGATTTAGTTTTCAACGTAAGAGGAGGTGGTATATATAGATGGGATCAAAGTGTTGGGTTACCTAGTAGCGCAGCTTCTTCTGAAAATACCAAAAGAGGTCAAGAACTATCAGGTCTTGCAGGAGCAAATCTTGTACCAACCTTAGGGCTACAAGTTTTGACTTCAGAAGTCGATAGACATTTGATTGTTCTTGGAGCAGATCCTTTGAACGCAGCTGGTACAGCAAGAACGCAAGCTATAGATCCTATGTTTATTGCCTTTAGTGATCAAGAAAATTTATTAGAGTTTGAACCTAAACTTACCAACACTGCAGGCTCATTGCGATTATCTTCTGGATCTCAGATTATGGGAGCAGTTAAGTCAAGACAAGAGATTATAATATTTACCGATACTTCTGTTTATAACATGCAGTTTGTAGGTCCACCATTTACATTTGCTTTGAATTTAATAAACGAATCAACAGGATTGGTTGGACCTAAAGCAGCTGTAACAGCTCCTGATGGTGTTTATTTTATGTCGTATGATTCTTTTTACACTTACAACGGTAGTGTTCAAGAATTACCTTGTACTGTCAAAAATTATGTTTTTAGCGATATAAATGAGTCACAAATATATAAGGTACAAGCATTTACCAATAATAAACACTCTGAAGTTGGTTGGTATTATCCTTCAGCTAGTTCTACAGAAATAGATAGGTATGTAATATTCAATTACAGAGATAACATTTGGTATTACGGGCAACTATCTAGAACTGCTTGGTTAGATGCTGGTATAGAAAATTACCCGCAAGCTGTATCAGGTGGTTATTTATACGAACATGAAGACGGGTTTGATGATGACGGCTCAGAGATGACTAATGTTTTTATAGAGTCGTCTGATTTTGACATAGGAGACGGCGATAAATTTGTATTTATGAGAAGGCTAATACCTGACATAAAGTTTCTAGATACAGATGCTAACTCTACAGTAAACATAATTACTAAAACTAGAAACTTTCCTGGAGACTCTTTATCTACAGCGAGCACATCTACTATTAGCCCTTCTACTCAACAGTCACATATTAGAGCTAGGGGCAGACAAGCAGTCATACGTATATCATCAAATGATGGAGATGGCACTAATCTTGGAGTAGGTTGGAGGTTTGGATCTACGAGACTAGATATCAGACCTGATGGTAGAAGGTAATGTCAAAACTATTAACTACAAGATTACCATTAGCTAGTAATGAGGTAACTCCTGAATTATTTAATAGATTAGTACGTATTTTAGAGATCAACTTAGGTAGTTTTGACCCAAACAATACGCTACAATTAACAGAAGCTGAAAGAGATGAGTTAAACTTTAATGAAGGTTCGTTGATTTTTAACACAACTACTAACAGCTTACAATTATTCGATGGGGTAGAGTTTGTTAATTTAAGCACTCCCTTCGCCTTACTTACAGTAACTAACGAAAACGTTAAGTTTCCTGCATTTTTAACCTCCTCTTTGGGAGCAGTAACAATTACAATTTCATGATGATATGCAAGAATTAAGAGAAAATTTAAAAGGTATAGCTACATTAGGAAGATTTGAAGACGATACTTTAGCTCATGTGGCTACAGGCGAGATGGTTTTACCGCCTGATATACTAGATAACAAACTGCTTATGTCCCTTAAAAAGAAATTAGAGGACAAAGGTTATGATGATTTTGATTCATTTTTCGTTGGTTCAGATACTGCTTCTATAAATCCTATAACAGGACTACCTGAATACGGATTTAGTTTAAAAAGAGCCTTAGGTATAAAAGGCAGCGTATCAAAAAAATTAAAAAAATTAGGTAAAAAAATAGCTCCGTTTGCTGCAATAGGACTTGCAGTAGGCTTACCTTTTGCTGCTCCATTTGTTTTAGCTATGGGTGGTACTGCAATAGGAGCCGCCGCCGCTGCGGGTGGTATAGGAGCTGCTGCAGGATCATTTTTAGGTGGACAGAAACCAAAAGACGTACTTACTGAAGGAGCCAAGGGAGCTGCATTATCAGCAGCTATGGCTACTGTTGCAAGTGGTATTAAAGGTGTAAAAGATGGCGTTGGTTTTGCAGAAGGTGTAAAAGCAGGAGCTAGTGTTTCACCTGAAATGCAAGCTTTAATGGATAAAAGTAGCGTAGCAAGTGAAGTAACTTCAGGAAGCCAGCCAGCAATATCAGGCGGAGAAAGCCAAGCATCATTATCAGGTGGAGAAATGACCCAATTAGGAGATATATCGCCTATACCAACAGACGTTAGTGGCTTACCTGATGTAGGATCGACAGGTATAGAAGATATGGTTGTTTATGGACAAACACCTTCAACACCTTCTTTTTCAGACCTTTCTGCTGCAGGTTATGTCCCGCCTGCAACTATAGATATTTTATTTGATAAAGCTTCTTCCGAAGTTGATGATGTACCTGCTAAAAAAAGTATTGAGGATAAAATTAAAGATTTTCTTGTTGATTCATTTAATAGAACAAAGGATTCAGTTCTTGATTTAGATCCTGCTTTATTAGCTTTATCTACTGCCTACGGTAAATTAGCAGAGAAAGAAGCTAAGAAATATCAGTATGGTCAAAAAGATATAAGAGATTTAAGACCAGAACCACAACCTTATTCAAGAGGTTTTGATCTTGGGTTTGCTAAAGGGGGTATAGCTGAACTTGATATGCGAGGTGGTGGAGAATCTATAGGTCCAGGTACAGGAACCTCTGATGATATACCAGCTATGTTGAGTGATGGTGAGTTTGTTATGACTGCAAAAGCTAACAACGGAGCAGGCGGATTTAAAATCACAAAATCAAAAGTTGGTTTAGAATTAATACCAAACGGTAAACCAAACAGGAAGAAAGGCGCAGCTAATATGATGAAATTAATGAAACATTTTGAGAGGTTCGCATGAGTGCACAGTTTTATAATAACCCTTCTGATATTGTCCCATTTAGCGATCAACGAGCTGTTGATCCTATAATTGCATCACAAGTAGAAAACTTAACTACTGTAGATCCTTTAATTAGGGAACTTTATTTTGGTTCTGCCGATACCCCTGGTTTTATTGATCAATTAAGGAAGATCACGCAACAGAGATTACAATCTGATGTTCCTTTGAAAGATGTAGCGGGACTAAGCGAGCTAGAACAACAGGCTATAGCTAGGCAACAAGCTGGTCTAGATTCATTCAGACCATTTTTAGAAACTGCTGAAAGACAATTTGGTTCAGGTTTAGAAGCTTTGTTAGAAGGAACTACTGCAGCTAGAGAAATAGGTCGAAGAGCTGCTGATATGGAATTTGATCCAAGCATGATAGATCAATACTACGATCCATTTGAAGAACAAGTAATACAAAGAACAATAGATGATTTTAATAGAAGAGCTGCTGTAGAAGATCAAGCTTTATTAGCAGACGATATTTCAAGAGTAGGCGAGTCTGCTTTTGGTTCTAGAGGAAGATTAAAAAGAGAAGATTTAGAAAGAGCCAGAGGTAGAGGATTAGCAGAAAGTTTAGCCAACATTAGATCTGGTGGATTTAGGCAATCCTTAGATGCTGCTAGAGAAGATTTTAGAGGTACAAGAGCAGCTCAGACAGGACTTGCTAGTTTATTAGGAGATCTTGGAGCAGCTGAAGCAGGAGCTTTCAGAGCGTCTGCTACTTCGCAAAAAGACTTAGCTGATGCATTAAGAAAAGGACAGACAGAAGATGTAAGAAGTTTAGCTTCCTTCGGACAATTGCAGAGAGGCTTAGACCAAGCCCAATTAGATGCTCTTTTTGCACAACAAGCAGCACAACAAAATTTAGGTTTGGACACTCTTAAAACTGCTGGCGGTTTATTACCGACCTTTGGTTTAGGAACTGGCCAAAGACAATTGCAAACTACTTATGGCATACCAAGAGATCCTGCAGCAGTAGGATCTGGAGCTGGACTCAGCATGTATGCTGCTTTAAGAAAACCTATGGCTGAAAGCCCTTATTCGCAGAACGCATAATGAGTGT